GGGCCTATGTTGGCGAGCAATGGCAAGATAGGTAAGCATGAGGTTGCCACGCGGGTCATCCAATCCTTTTCTGAGTCCTGCGACTGAGAATGATTGGCAGGGAGTTCCTCCAACAAGAAGATCGACATTTGTTCCAAGATTCCACTCCTTAAATTTAGTCATATCGCCAACATTTGGCGTATTTGGGTAATGATGTGCAAGCACTTCAGATGGGAATTTTTCAATTTCAGAATACGCTACAGCTTCCCAACCAAGGGGATGCCAAGCTACGGTCGCGGCTTCAATACCAGAACAGACGCTGAGATATTTCAAAATTTTGCCCTCAGTTCTTTTAGTTTTCGTTTTGCTTCTGCGACAACCGCCGGGTCAATAGGCGTTGGGTTGTGCGTGATTTGTAATTCATCGCGTGGAATGGCAGGGCCAGCATTGCAAAATTCCCTAAACTTAATGGCGCTTGGCACAAATTCCCCATTTAAGCGATCAATAGCGTAATCTAAACTGGGCTGGTAAGTCAGGAAATTACCAAGCTGGCGTTTCCATTCTTGGCGTATCAGGTTGGGGTCAATGCCATCCCAATGCCTAGCAAATGCAGAACCATAAATAGCACTCATTCTGGCAAAGATGTAATCCAAGCCATCATCAGGATTCAATGAATTTGACATTGTTGCCACCTCCCAAAAGACCGCGAGTTAAGCCAGACATGACGGTCTGGTTCATTTGACCTGTTTTTGTTAAATTTTGCTTTTCAACAACCCATTCAGCTTTAAACCCGCGCCAGCCCCTAGCGGCACATTCAGCCAATGCCTGCTCAAGTGTCCAGCCTGCTTTGTTTGCTTCGCGCTGAATTGACTTAATCACTGTTTCGGTAATCACTGCTCTGCTTGCTTTTCGTTGGGCAACAAATGATGACCAAACATCTGATGACACGCCATCAGGCGCTTGCATTTTCTTTGTCTCTTTCTCTTTCTCTTTATATGTCTCTGTCTCTGTCTCTGTCTCTAGACTCTCAGTTTGTTTTCGTTCTGAGATCACGTGGATATCTTCTTGTTCGAGCCAATGAGACAACTTGTTTAAGCAATCAATTGTTTGCTTTTCCGTCATTCTTAAACGAAATGCAAGAGTTTTTGTTGCTGGTATGTTTCCATCTTCTTCGCTAGCTATTAGCCACAACATTACAAGCACTTTGCTGGCTTGGGCATCTAATTCATGCCAATCAATATCGTCAAGCAAATCCCTATACAGCTTTACCCAAGGCGGTTTTCTGTCCTTGAAATGCTGAAACTTGTTCCAGTTTTTTATTCTCATGTTTTGCCCAAAAAAAAGGGCTACACCTGCTGTCTCACCTTACGGTGTTGGCGGACTGGCGCAATACCAGCAGACAGCATGTGTAACCCTATTGCGAGTAACGCCGCCAAGCGTTGTTAAGACTATACATTAAAAACAATCTTTTTCGCAAGACTAATTTTTGAAATAGCTGCGCCCCTGCGATGGTTGCATTTACGACAAACAGGAACTACATCAAGGGGTTTGTTGTAATCTCTATGATCGTAACATTCAGCGTTTTTTCCACAATCAACACATAAATGCGTTTTTGCTGGCGCAAGTTTGCCTGATTTAATTGCATATTGAATTGCAGACATTGCTGTGGTTGCACCAATTCTTTTTGAATTGTTATTCATACAAGACAAACAAATCTTAGCCCTTGGGTCTCTGTTAACTATTTTATCATTGCAAAAACGACAAAGTTTATTCATTTTTTATTAATTTTCTTTAAAAAAATCTTTGGATATGCCAATTTAACTGCTGGTGGAATTCCTCTAGTTAGCCAATTGTGAACTCGTTGTTTAGAGTTAAAGCCAAGACGTTTAGCAAGAATAGATGGCCCACCAAGTTGGGCAATTAATTCTGCGTCTAATTGAAGTTGGTCATTTTTATTCATGGTTGCATGATAACAACAAATTTGAAAAAGTCAACATTATGTGAATTTATTTTAAACAAGTTGTTGACTATTGCCTTTTTTTTGATATAGTACATCCATTCCCCAGCACAACGCACAGGGTCTTTAAGGAAAATATATGAAAGTTGTAGAAATTTATTGCCAAGAGGAAAAATTTAATCCTCGCCTTAATTGCACAGTACCCGGCGCTTGGGTTGCTGTTTATGAAAACGGCATTGAAGTAGCAATTTGCCGCGATTATCAGGCTTCATCCAGCAAAGAAGCATTGTCAATCTTAAAACAACAGGTGACAGCATGAAACACATTGCAACACTTCCCGCCGTAGATGCACGCATCATGATTGCCCAAGGTCTTGAGCACCTTGCCATTGAACATGGTGACCTGACCGTGCCGTTGGATTGCTATTTCTGCCCTGTAACTGGCAATCTGTGGCACGCCTACCTTGGCACAACCGAACTGTATAACGTGCTGTCAGCCACCGTTATTGCAGCTTTAGAACGTGAATTTGCACCATTGTGCGTTTAAGGAGTAGCCATGTTTGAAATTGAAAAATACAAAAAACCGACAGATTGGGCGCAAGTCGCCTTATATGTTGTTTCCCTCATTGCCATCATTGTGGTGATTCTTGACCTTTTTGTTTGGAGACCTTGAATATGAAATACGCACTTTTACTTTTGGCAATGGTGGGTTGCGCCAGCCAGCCCCCAGCGCCTGTTTACAACTTGCGCCCAGAACCAGTTCCGCAAAACACCACGCAGGAATTGATTATGGATAAACAAATTCAGCCAATGGGCAGGAATGAAGTGATTGACGGGGTTAAACAATGCGAGTCGTCAGGGCTTCGCGCAATTCCTATTTACGCAAAACGCAAGATCAATGGCTACACGGTGGAAACCGTTGTGGAAGTGACCTGTGGCCCGAAATACACATACTAAGGAAAATCATGCAAACACCAATTGGAAACAAAATTGCCGCAGCATTTGTTAAAGCTCAACGCCAGTTTGGGCCAGCCTTAAAAACGTCCACAAACCCTCATTTCAAATCTAAGTACGCTGACCTTGCCAATTGCATTGAAGCTGTTATTGGGGCTTTAAATGACAATGGCATAGGTTTAATGCAACGCACCTATGAATGCAAAGATGGCGTAATGGTGGAAACAATGTTGATTCATGAATCAGGTGAAGTTATGGAATGTGGAATGCTTCATGTGCCTGCCACAAAAATGGATGCAATGGGTTTTGGTTCGGCGTTGACTTATGCTCGCCGTTATTCTCTTTTAGCCGCCACTGGTCTTGCGCCAGAAGATGATGACGGTGTGGCTGCCAGCCGCAAGACTGAAATCAAGTCCACGGTCAACGAAAGCCAAGTAGCAGATTTGATGGCGGCTATGGATGAAACCACCACGTTGGAAGAACTCCAGAAAACCTACAAAGCCGCTTATGCCGCAGCCAATGGCGATCCAGCTTGGCAGAAAAAAGTCATTGCGCGGAAAGATGCCAAGAAAACACAGTTGGAGGGCAAATGAACAACCCACCAGCATTTCCCCGACCATTTAGCGGGACAAAACAATTTGCACAAGAAGGCATGAGTCTGCGTGATTACATGGCGGCAAAGGCTATGCAAGCAATCCTTGCTAGAACTGACAGTAGGTTCACAACCACGCTTGAATTTGTTGGAGGGAAAGCATATCAATATGCAGACGCAATGCTGAAAGCGAGGGAAAAATGTTAAATGGCATCACACTACAACCAAACTGCTTTTGTACAAAATGCAATGGCAAAGGTTTCACTGATGTTTTGCGTTGCCAAAGCGTTTTCAAAATAACTGGTTTTGATAAATTCAATCAATGTTCAAGACCAGCAAGTTATCAAGTGAATGGCATCCCATGTTGCAAAGTTCACTATTTCAAACAATACCGTGATTACAAAAAAGGATTAAAAAATGGAACAACGGACTGAAGATTGGTTTGCCGCCCGTCTGGGTAAGGTAACCGCCAGCAAAATTGCAGATGTAATGGCAAAAACTAAAACAGGTTATGCCGCCAGCCGCGAAACTTACATTACTCAATTGGTGCTAGAACGCATCACAAACACCAAAGCAGAGGGTTTTACATCGCAAGCTATGCAATGGGGGATTGACCAAGAACCATTTGCACGGGCTGCTCTGGAATTGCATCAGGGCTACCTTGTGCAAGAAACAGGATTTGTGCCACACCCTACCATTGAAATGGCTGGCGCAAGCCCTGACGGTCTTATCAATGATGACGGGATTTGTGAAATCAAATGCCCAGAATCCAAGGGCATGATTGAAACCCTATTGACCCAAAAAGTTCCTCAAAAATATTATGCCCAGATGCAATTCCAGCTTGCGTGTACAGGCAGAAAGTGGGCAGATTACTGTGTGTTCGATCCCAGAATGCCAGAAAAGGCGCAATTATTTGTTGCACGAATTGATCGTGATGACAGATATATCGCAGAGATTGAAGCTGAAGTCATAAAGTTTTTAGCTGAAGTCGATTCCCAAGTCAAACAATTAACCGATTACATAGAAAGTAGATCATGAAAAAAATCAAAAACATCACAGTAGTAACTGGCACATACACAAACAAAGACGGTCAAGAAAAGAAACGCTACATGACCATTGGCAGTTTGTTTGAGGACAATGGAAATCTGAAGATTAAGTTTGATGCCATGCCCTTGGCAGAGGGCGGCTGGAACGGTTGGGCTAATTGTTACGACATTGAAGAACGTAGCGATAAGCCACGCAAATCCAGCTTTGACGATATGCCCAGCGATATACCGTTTTAAGGATTAACCATGCTGCATCCAAGAGTCAGAAACACCGACCCTTTGACCAGTTGGCAGGCGGCAGGGTCTGCAAAAGACCTTGCCAGCCGCCATGCCCGTCTAATTGTGGATTGCTTAGAAAAATATGGCGCACTGGGTAAAGATGGGATTGCCGCCCAAACGGGTCTGGAATCCATGCAAGTCGCCAGACGGTTGCACGAATTGGAACGCGATGGCGAAATCTGCCTGACAGGTAAGGTTGTCAAATCCAAGTCAGGGCGCATGGAACGCGAATGGAAAATTACACCAATGCAAAGGGAATTAATATGACCGATTCTGATAAATCTACTACGCCAGAATTTCAACAAATATTTGTTGACTTGTATGATTCTGGTTGGAACGCTGCGTTAGATATGGCGGCATTTAGGCTTGAAAATGAGTTTGTTAAGGCATTTGGCAAAGATACGTTGTCCAGCATAGCCATTCATATCAGGAGTCTTAAAAAATGACACAAGATGAAATCATTGAGATGGTGAAGCAAACTGAACTGAAGTTTTTGCTAAATGAAAATTGGATGATGCACGATGAACTTGTTGCCTTTGCCAAACTGGTAGCCGCCAAAGCCATTGCAGAAGCAGAAAAGCAATCACATCCAATGATGAATATGCCTCACGACCGAATGGTCGCAATGGCATACGGTTACCCATCACAGCGCAAGCCGCTGACAGATGAGCAGATTTTGAACGTAGCTAGAGACCACTACAACCTGCACCAACGGCCTGAAATTTCATTCGCCAGAGCAATCGAAGCCGCCCACGGTATTAAGGAGTAAGACATGATTGAAGTATTGAAACAGGCGCTTGAGGCGTTGGAGTTTTTCAGCGACACATCAAACAGCGCAATGGACAAGGCAATGTCAGAAGATGCCATTACATCCCTACGCCAAGCCATTGCAGAGTTGGAAAGCCAAGAGCCTGTGGCGTGGATGCATCAAAATAAATTTACAGGGAAAACTACCATTATTTGGGATTTGGGGCTGGCAACGCCTAACCAAAATTGGAAGCCCCTCTACACCCATCCATTACAGCGCACAGAGCCAAAAGTGTGTTGTCAGGAATACGACACTTGTTTAGAACCTTGCACACCAAGAGGTGAGCATTTGGCACAGCGCACATGGGTAGAACTGACAGATGAGGAAACATCAGGTTTCACTCAACACGAAATGTCTGTGGTGAAGTATGTGAATAAAGTTTTGCAGGAAAAAAACACATGACCACAGCATTTGACTACAAAGGCGAAAGCATTTGGCTGCGTGATGAAAAGCTAAAACGTTTTAAGCAGGGTGAAGAATATGCCAAAAAGAAACAAGACAAGCGCGGCATCCACGAAAAGAAGCAAGTGTTTATTTACTCCAAGGCTTTATCAAAGAAATCAAAATGAATTTTGATAAATTGATTTTTGCATTAATATTGAGTTTCACGGGCTTGCATGGTTTACTGCCATCAGAACCATTAACTAGTAGTCAATTGCGCCAAGTGGCAAAACAAAAGTCTGTCAGCAAAGTCTGTGACAAACCCCGCAAAACCAAAGCTGTTAAGGAGTTATGCAGAAAATGGGAGAAATAATCGTTACCATTCTTGTTTTGTTCATTGGCGCTGCTATTGGAATTGGCGGTGCTGTTTTATTGCTTCACATCTTTAGCGATTAAACATTGCGTTCAAAATGTGGGCAATCCACCAGATTGGAAAAATTGCCACCCCAGCGATTCTTTGGATGTAGGCTTTCCCAATACGCACCCAACGGGGCAATGGTCGCCTTGTCCCAGATAATCTTTCCATCTTTGAAAAAGTTTAAATCAATAGCGCACCGCTTTAAGTGAATGCTGTTCATAGTCTTAGAACGCCCAGTTTTGAAGTAAATAGCCTGTTGTTCTGGAGTCCTAGCCAGTTCCCCACCAGTGACCGTAAAACCCTGTTCTGTGGCATATTGAATCAGTTTGCAGGCATCCAGTAGGAATGCGGCTTGTTCAGTGTTTAAACTCATTTCTTGCCCCTCATTTCTGCCAGTTTTTCCACAGTCCTGCCGCCAAAATAAGCGCCCATGATCAGCATTCCCCAGTTACCCAATAGGGTGACATAGCTTTCATTTGCGTTGTAGCCAAACGCACTCATCATGGCAAACAGGAAATATCCCAAAAAAATGGCAATTAACGACATAGGGCGTATGTTTTTGGACAGCCAAGAGTCAGATGCCATGTCCGCTTCCCAGCGGTCTGTGATGTTGTCAGCATCACTTTGCGCGGCTTTTGCCAACAGGTCGAGTTCAGCCAGTTCCATTTTGGCTTTTTCAATTCCTAATGCCAACAGGCGTTCTTCGTGTTCAAATTGAAGCTGGCGCAGTTTGGCAACATCCTCAGGGGTTGGTGCGTCAGGGATTTTCACGCCCAAAGTATTTTCAACAACTTCCTTGCCTTTGGCTTGAATGGCGCTAGACAGCAGACCTAACCCGTTCTGGGCAAGTGTGCCAAGCAATGATGCGACTATTGGAATCATTTTTCTTCCTTAGATTTTTCAATTAGTTTTTGTACAGTTTTTTGTTGTTGTTTAGTTTCTTCCCGTACTTGCAAAATATCAAAATACAGCATTGCCATTAATGGCAACAGCACACCAAACATTACCATTGTTGCAATCAAATAAACTATAAACCCCATTTCGCTATCCTCATTTGACGAATCGCTAGAAACAGAAGCTGGAGGTATATAAAAACTATCATTGCTGCCCCGATTATTAGCGCCCTGTCTTGAATCTGGTTTAGCATTTTTCTTCGTTGCCATGCCGCTACCCTGTCCTTTGCTTCTTGCGCTAACCTTTCTTTTTCCTGTTCAGCCTGTAATCTTTCAAATTCTTCTTGGAATCTTGACCAGACTGCACCAAGGGCTGGGTCAACACCATAAATTAAAAATTCTCTTAGTTCTGTGGCTTGGCGTTCCAATTCCATTTCTTGAAATATATTGTCAAGGGCTTGGGCTTTTAATGATTTACCCTTTGGCGGGTTTTTCTTTTGCTCAACAGCGGCGGCTTTGACTTGTTCGTGGGCATCAAAAAATTTACCGATGTGACCAGAAATTTCCATTGTGATTGCGGAAACATCTTTAGCGACCGCTTTTGCGTCCTTGTATAACGCCACACCCTGCTTAATTGCAGCGATGGCGGCAAGGGCTGCTGTGAATGGATCAATTTTTGCCTACCCAATGGCTTATATAACCCACAGCAGACGATAAAGCTGATACCAATGCCATACCCGCCCAAAACCCGCCACGCCCTTGATTTGCCAGTGCTACCAGTTTTTCAATGGATGTTTCCATCTTGTCAATTTTGGTTTCCATTTGGTCAAATCTCCGTTCATAGTCTTGAACCTTTTGCCAAAGAACGCCGTACTTTACTGGGTCAATTTCCATGATTAAGACTTCATAACATACGCAAGTGCGTAATAGGGTGGAAGATTTGCGTTTGTGCCTGACACGCCAGTGCTTGCATTAGAAACTGTAATGCCAGTAGTAGCAGTTCCAGTATTTCCAGAAGTAACATAATTAACTGCGCCACCACCAGTTACTGTGCCGCCGGGTATAACAAGTGATGTGTGATTGTGACCGGGGTCTGTAACGGTTGCCGTGTGCGTGTGGCTGACCACAATTGCATCTGTTGAACCGCCCGTAGCCGCCACAGAATAAGTTGAACCAGCGCCCACAATAAATTTGTCGCGCAAATCAGGTGTGCCATTTGTACCATCACACAAATACCAACCTGTCGGTACGCTACCAATCGAGCCATACCACAGCGAAATCATGCCTGTTGGAATAGTTGTGCCTGTACTGGTATTTGCAACGCCAATGATTCCATAAAGATTGTCGTATGTGCCAAGGGTTGTGCCAGCAGAAGTTTTGACCACAAACTTATAGTTATAGCCATAAGTCAACCAAACTTCACTAGACAACCGACCAGACGAATCCAAAACAATAGGATTTGAATTTGCCACTGTGCCGTTAATGTCAGTGTAAGTAGCTAGCGCGGTGCTTGACCCAGCTTGGTAGGTGTAAATCAGTCCACCATTCAATGGCAACCCAGTGTTGTCAAAGAATTGCTGACCATTGCCAATTGGCGAAAGATTAACTGCCATGATGCTTCCTTATTTGTTCAAATCGTTTAATTTATTTTGCCCTGATTGTTGACCTAGTGCTTTGGCTTTTTGCATTTCTTTTTCCATCTTTTTAACGGCTTTGGCTTCAGCCCGTGCGCCTATTTTTGCTTCAATTTTTTCACCAATTTTTTTGCCGACATAACCACCCGCTGCGGTTGTTGTTGGGTTCAAATCACTTGCATAACCCGCAATTGACGCGCCAACAGAACCACCCAAACTTGGCAATGCTTTTTCTAATAAACTAATACGTCTTGCTTGTTGACCAGCGCCCTCATATTTTAAGCCGGGGGTAAATTGACCCACATAATTTAAAGCATTAAATTTGCGAATTTCGCTGGGTGGGAATGTTTCTAAAATCTTTTCTCCGACAACAGAAGTCAACATATTGTTGACAGCATTTGAATTCCATTCACCCACATTTTTAGCGCCTGCTTTATAAACTTCACGGGCTAATGCGCCATCCATTTCAGCAACAGCGGCGGCAGCGGCTTGACGTAACTCTTGCGGAACTGGAGGTAAACCCTCTGGTGCGCCCCTGACTCGACCATTTGCTAATTCACTAAATGTATCTCGAATGTGTCTCCATTCATCTTTACGCAAATTATTTAATGATGACAACATTTTTTCTGGCGCAACTTTTGATGTGACATTGCCATTCGCATCCACTTCGCCAAACAATCTTTTAAATCCAGTTGAACCCAAAATGGTTTTTTCAACTTGATGAATTTTGTCGCCAAGTTTATACATTGCAGGATCAGCCACCGCAGCAATATCTTTATCAATTGCTTGATTAATTGTACGAATTGATTCTGCTTTTTCGGGTGACCAAACTCTTGGGCTATTAAAAATTTTACGAACTCTATCGTAAGCGGCAACCGAACCCGGCGCTGCAACTTCGCCATTAGGTAATTTGAAACCAGCAGTTTTTGCTTCATTGATTAAATCTTTAGCCGCATCTAAAAGTTGTGATGTTCCAGCAGCTTTAAATGTTGCAACTTCTTGAGGATTTACAAATAAGTCATCAATGTGGGCTGTATTAATTTTATTATTTCCTGCATTTTTAAAAGCAGAGTCATATGTATCTTGTTTAACTTGATTCAAATATCCCGTCAAACTTGATGGTGTTAAATCATCAGGATTTTTTCCATACGCTACATCATTTAAAAAATTACCACGTTGTTCGTCATTAGTAAAAGTTTTTCTTGCCCCAGTAGCATTTACACGTTCTTGAGCAAAATTAGAAAATCCAACTTGTTCATTGGCAATTTGTTCTTTTAATTTCATTCCTAATGGCGATGGTTCAGCCATATTTGCCAAACCATGTTCATTACGCAATAAATTATCATTACCAGTTACTACGCCCGGTCTTGGTTTTAAATCAGGCAAAACTTCTTGAAAAAGTTGTGACCGTAATTGTTGTTCAGATACTGGCACATCTTTGGGAATTTTTGTAAGTTTGACTTGTGGAAAAACTGCACCGATTCCATTACCTCTAGCTGTTTCTTCGCCAGTAATCTTTCCAGAAAATGGATTATGTTCAACTGCCGCAGCGCCTGCACTGCCTGCTGGTGCTTGCTTGGCTTCAAACTGGGCTTGTGCTTCGGTTTTGCTAAGTTCGCCGGGGCGCACAATTTCCAATTCTGCCGCTGCTTGTTTTAAAGGTTGGATAGTTTTGGAAACAATTGGTGCGGCTTCTTTGACAGCTTGCGGTAAGGCAGCAGAACCAATAACCACCATGTTTCTTATATCTTCTGGCGGTAAAGTCACATTAAATTTTGACTTTAATGTTTCTGAAATTTGCTCTGGGGTCATACCCATTGCATTAAACATTTTGTTGATTTGTTCGGCAATCGGTTGGGTAATGCCGCCCAATGGGTTTTTATATGTTTCTTTTTCAGTAATGCCTGCGGCTTTTCCAACAGGTTGGCTAATTGCGGTAGCGGCAGTTTGTCCAGTTTGTTCTGCTTGTTCTGGTGTTTGGGCGGTTCTAGCAAATGCTTGCGTTACTGCGCCATAAGCGGCAGGAACTACACCATAAAGAGTATCAACAGCGCCAGCAGTTCTTTCACCCAATTCTTTACGAACATCAAAACCTTGTTTCAATACATTGCCAACAATTTGACGTACCTTACTGACAGGTTGCCGTCTGGGAACATAAGCCCCCATAGTTCCCTCTTGGGTGCTTGTGGTGCTTTCAGTTTGTGGTGCTTGGTTTGTCGTTTGGGCTGGCACAGGTTTACCAGACAAAAACGCTTCTAGCGGGTCGGCAGCAGTTTCAGCAGAGGCGGTTGGTTGTGTAGATGGCGCGGCGGTTGTCACTTGACCTTGCTTGACCTTGTTGACGTAACCTGATGGGTCTTTGGTTACAAACCCACCATATTGAGCCAATGCTTTATCTACGTCACCCTTGTTGCGATCAACCAGTTGACCAAGATATGTTCTAGCCGCTTCACGGGCTTGTTTTTCATTAAACGGATTAAATTCAATACCTTGTTTGTGCAACATTTGCACGGTTTCTGGCATGAATTGATACGGCCCCATAGCCTTGGTATCTTTGTTCAATGCAAACTTATCTTTGCCACTTTCGACCTTACGCAAACTGTCCAACAATTCATCAGTGACAACTGACGCACTCTTTGATTGCGGTGGCGTGGCAACCGCACCACCACCCAAAAATTGTTCTAAGGCATCCATTTAAAAGTCCTCAGAAGTAAGTTTTTCTGCTGGCATACCTGTTGCCGCCATACTTTTTAAATTCCTGTATTGCTTGAGAATAGTTTTGCGTTTCTTTTCAGATGGAAAAAGTTCTTTAAATTTGTTTTGCATTTTGGTTGGGTCAGATTCTGTTTCCAAAATGTTCATGGCTTCAAAGATTTTGGTATCTCTTGCATTTGCGTTCCATGCTTGCTGGAATGCTTTCATGTTGTTGTCGCCAAATTGTTCACCAAATTTTTGTGCGCCACTGGCTTGCATATCAAGGTTTCTTTGATCTGCTTGCACCCTACGGGCAATTTTGACCAACACATCAGGAGGAACTTTAATTGTGCCGTTTGCCACCGCAGCCATGTCTAAACCTGCGACAGTACCTCCAACAGAACCCATTGCTTTGGAATTGGTAATAGCCATATTTGCCAAGTCTTTGGCAAGCATATCGTATTGGTCGCTGCCAATTGCCATGCGAATTTTTTGCTCGACTTTGCCAGCAACACCACCCTTTTCAAAATATAACTGATCACCAATTTTGTTGGCTTGGTTGATAACCTCGTCAACATTTCGGCGACCTTGGGCTAAGTTAGCTTGGGCATTGACCAAATTGTTTCTGTATTCAAAACCAGAATTTTGGTCTTTTTCTTCAGTAGGTTGTGGTGTGTAAGGTTGATCTGGTGATCTTTTGGGATAAGGCAACCGAATGCCGGGCGCTACCTCAGACCCAGCCGCCCCAGTTGTAGTGCCAGCGGGTGGGTTTTGTGGTTGCAAACCTTGCGGCACACCTACCTCAACAATTGGTTTTCCACCAGTAACACTAGGCGTAGTTGTTATGACGCGACCTTGGGCATCCAATGCGGCTTTAGTCCCAAATTGAGTTTGTTGTTGCTCTGGGGTCATTAAAGCATTTGCGCCTGCAATTGCCTTTTTGGGCAAATCAGGGCCAGATTCCATTGAGTTTTGCCATATAGTCTTATAAGAATCAAGAAGCCTATGTAAATCACGATCATCAGGATTTTCTTTTTTCATCAAATCCATTTCGTTCAAATAAAAATTTACATCTTGAACGCCTGCTCTGCCTGCAACATCAAACCGTTGTGCAATCTTTGCCCTCATGTCAGCGGTCAATGCTTGTTTGGCACTAATAGCTTCTGTTTGTGCTTTGCCTAATGTGCTGTATTTACTAATGTAATCAGCACCAGTTAACGGTGCAATCTTTGGCACAAACGAATTAATCTTATCTAAATCAATGCGTCCATTGGTTTGAAAATTTTCTGGATCAGAAAAAAACGTCTGCATATTCTTGCGTTCAAGGTCTTTTTGTTCCTCAACACCTAAAGCAATTTGACCTGTTCGCGCTTCTTGTCCTGCTTTTTGCAGCAACATAGGATTCATCTGACGTGCTTGGTCAACAGCTTGTTGGTACTGTTGAACTTGCAAAGGATTGATTTGTTGTGCTTGCTGATATGCTTGTGTGCTATTAGCAAGGTTCATCATCTCAGCCAAGGACATTGGCTGTGGCGGTTTTGATTGCGTTGCTACTGGTGTGAAATCTGCCATTTTTATTCCTTATGCAGCATCAAAAGAAATATTACCCGTTGGCACAGGTGTTCCATATCCCGCTGGTGTGGGAATTGTAGGAACTCCTGTTCCTCTATTTGATGCGACTAAATTAGATAAATACTGTTGATTTCCCAATGTTTGAAAACCACCGCCAATTGCATTGCCCATTGCAACCTGACCAGCGCCTGTGGCTGACCCTGCGCCAGCAATAGCATTTCCAACGCCTTGCTGTGTGGCACTTGCTAACTGACCTGTTTGACCTAGTGAAGTCTGGCCCAATCCAGCAATAGATGCAAGATTGTTGTAAATGTTTGACCGTTGCGTGTTGTAACGATTAAATGCGTTGCCAAATTCGGTGCTTGCCAAATTTTGCCCATAGTTTGTCAGACCTTGCAATGTATTTCCGCTGACCAATCCACCAGACTGATTTGCCAAATTTGTGGTCGCCAAATTGCCTTGCTGAAGTCTGAAGTTATAGCTAGGGTCAATATTAGCCATAAAATCCTCTTGCCCAAACTGATGGGTCAAGTAAGGTTTCATTTTGGCAATATCGCTTAATGCGCTATATCCTGCTTCCCTATATGGGGCTTGCTGGGCATTCTGAACATCAAACATTTGACGCTGTACATCTGCGCTATATCGCATTGCATCAGCTTGTGTTTGTGCGCCTTTCTGAGCCATAGTCCCAGAAATTACTGAACCACCAACAACTGCGGTTGCTACCCAAGTCATATTATTCCCCTTGATTTTCCAGTTTCATTAATTCATCAACAGATGCAATTAGGTTCAATTCATCATAAGTTGGCGAAATAACTTCTTGCTCAATTTTGTCTAAATTTTCTTCACCAGCATGGGAAGTTAAGTGAACAGTTGTCCAAATAGTATCTTCTTCTGCATAAACTGCACGTTTCAATCCAACCTCTGAAATAAACGTGCAAGGCGCTTCAAAGTATTTTTTACCAAACTCAGTGGCAACAGAAACTTTACCTTGAAGAATAAAATTCAAATGCTGATGACGGTGGATTTTGCCAATGACCAATGATCCTTTTGGAAGAAAAATTTGTCTTGCATAAGTACAGCATCCAAATTGTTCATCAATTGGCGAAAAATAATGCGTCAATGTGCATTCTTCTTTTAATGACTGTGCTTCACCATTGGCAATCATTTCTTCAAATGACTTTTCCAATGTCATAACATTTTGCCGAAACTTCACTTTATCCAACGAATTGGGTTCAGCTTCTTTGGTAGTTAGATCATTCATTGGTTGTAATATGGCACTTTGTAAGCCACACCATTGACAGTGACGTTCATGAATCCCACAGGGTTTGCTGGCAAAGTCGCTGACCCTGCGGTGGCGGTCGTGGCGCTGGTGAAGTTCAACAAGTTAATGAAGAACTGTTGCCATGTGCGTGTCGGTCTTTTGGTGTTTGCATCCAAAAACTCAGATTGCGGATATGGCTGACTTTGTGGTGTAGGTAAAGCCATCAATTCTCTCCCACAGAAGTTTTCAAGTTTGCAGAAATAATCACTGTCTTAACAGGATCAACTATTGAAACTTCAAATACTCGATCCCTTGCAGTACCCAACCGCCGCCAAATGGCGCGGTTTTTGTATTTTCCCATTAAACCTATAGAAGTCCAATGTTCAGTTGACCAAGTAGAACCGCCATCATCTGACCACCGCAGCATGGCTTGCGGGTTTACGCCATCGCCTATTGAGTTACCAACGCCGGGCTGGAACTGAATCTGCAATTCATCAAAATATTCCCGCTGGAAATCTGCCACCAAATGCGGCGCACGGCGCAAACGTCTGACCAATTGCCCATCATCTGTGTAATTGTTCAAATCCAATTTGTAAATTTTGCCGTTGGAGTAATCCCCAACCATTACCAAACCTTGGAATTGAACGCAGCAATTGCCCCTTGCACGTTCATATTGACCTAAGTTGTTTGTATACAACCACTTATGCCACATTCCTGATGCAACGTCATAACACCATGTCAAGTTAATTGATGGGAAGCTAATTACATAAACTTCATGACCCTCAAGCTGATAAGTCCATGCAATTGCATTGCTAACTGTTTGATTTGTCAGGGAATTTTCCACTGCATGGGTAGAAATTCTTGTGGGTACATAGCCATTCATTTGCACAATTTGGGCTTGACCGCGAATGTTGCGGCTGAGATATGCAAAGGAATTGCCAAGCCGCGCCACGCTGAATTTGGCTGCAATGCCGTGCTGGGTCGATGTGCCAGGGATTCGTTGGAATGGAAAAGGGCTTGTCCCCGCATCAATCCACACCTCGCTAGACACTTCGCCCAGCAAATAAACTTCACGGTGGTCAACAATTAAGGAAACCAAATCATCTGGTGCGCCATCTTTGCTTGAAAAACTCAAAGAAGATGAAATAGGCGACAAAGCCGCAGATGCACCAAACTGCTGGGTATCTGGGCGGTTGTAAACAAAATAGTTGTCCACAATGTCCACCGCGCTGGCGCTAGTGAATGCCCCATCAGTGCTAGGCAAAACCGACCAGTTCAAGCCATACAACGTTCTTGAAGTCACTGTTTGGGAATTGTTTATTGTGTATGTGCCAGCGCCACCTGTGCCAGTTCCAAGGGCTGTAATGATGGTTTGCGCGGTTACTGTTGACCCTTGAATAGTTTGACCAACATACAACGTGCCGCTGGTGACCGCAGTAACGGTTAAGGTTGTGCCTAAGATTGACCCAGTAACCACTGCGCCTGCTGTGGCACTGTTCATCAATGAAGAAGCTACCGATTGGCTTTGATTAATCGTATATGTACCAATTCCACCAGTTCCCGTGCCAAGGGCGGTAATCACGGTTTCTTGTGTTACTCCCACACCAAACAAAGCCTGATTAATGGCAATTGTGCCGTTGGTAACTGCGGTGACAGTTAAGGTTGTGCCGCTGATTGAACCTGTAAAAACTGCCGCAGATGGGCTAGAAATCCGCCATGTGTAGCGGTTTTGACCATCCACAATGTAGACATTAACGCCGTTGTCAGTAATGCCAACAATGCCTGTGGATGTGTTTAATTGACCCACCATTGTGGTGGTGTAGGTGGAAGTTAATGCGTAGACATACGGGCCACAAACGGCGACCAAAATATCACCGCCTGACAATGTACGCATTCCCCTGATTTCGTTTTGATTCTGGAAAAGAACCAATGAAGTCAGCCCCGGCGTTGGGTACAGCGCCACCACACCCCTTTCGCCTTGCTGCTTCAGCGGGTCAACTTCTGGCACAAAATTGATGCACTCTTGGGCATCTTGATAAATGCTCAGTGCTTCGTAGCTTGGGCCAACAAAACCAAAATCAGGCATAAGTTTTCCTTCTGATTAAGGATTTAATTGTTGCTAACTTGGCTGTCATTTTTTCCGCAATCATACGCATAGTCATGCCATTGTTACGCAAAGACATAATTTCATCAATCTGTTTATTAGTAAAAACAGAACGAT